AGTGGAGGTGGATTATTTTACAACCGTATCCAGGCAAACAAACAGAGGCAGGGATAAGTATAGCAGACAATCTTTTATTCGGTGGGAATAGAGGACCAGGCAAATCATTTACAGTTGCTTGGGCTGCAGCATACAAAACGAGAAAGTGGCATTACGAAGTAAGCGGGAAAGTCGCAACAAAAAAACAATATGATAAAGCTCAGCCTAAAAATAGGCAAGCTATTGTAGATAAAGTAAGTATTGATTATCCAGAGTATATTGGATTATTAATGCGTAGAACATACCCTCAGTTGTTAAGGAATTTAAAACCAGATTGTGATAGATTATATAGTGCAGAAGGAGCAGTATGGAAAGAGAAGAAAAAATATTATGAATTTCCAAGTGGAGCAAAGATATTTTTAGTGCATTGTATTAGCGAAAGATCATTAAACGATTATATTGGTGGTAACTATCATTTTATTGGAATAGATGAGAGTAATCAATTTCCTGAAATGTGGGTAACAAAGCTAAGAGGTTCATTAAGAACAAAAAATAAAGAGATAAAACCACAATTATTTATGGCAACAAATCCAGGAAATATAGGACACGCTTGGCACAAAGAACAGTTTGTAGATAGATGTAAACCAATACCAGCAGGAAAAGTATATAATAAAGAATTTGATATTGTATATACAGAATATAGAAGTAATAAACCTTATATTGATGAAGAGGGAAATAGTTTTCAGTATATTCCAGCATCGGTATTTGACAATCCAGAAATCATTAATAACGATAAAAAATATGTATTAAAATTAAAAGCTTTACCAGAGACATTAAGACGTATGTGGCTTGAAGGCGATTGGAATGCAGTAGCAGGTATGTTTTTTGAAAATTGGAATATATTACATCACATTATTGATGAAAAAGATTTTGTTTATGGTAAGGACTTCTCAAAAGATACACACGAACTTTATAGAGCTTATGATTATGGTTTAAAAGAACCTTTTGTATGTTTATTTATAGCAAAAGATAGCAAAGGGAGGTCGGTAGTTTTTGATGAAATAATCAGAACAGAATTAGTTGCATCAGCACAAGCAAAGTTAGTTAACAAGGTAGCAAAAGAGAAGTATGGGTTAGAGCCATCGGATTTTACAGATGAGATTGCAGATCCTGCTTATTGGACAAGACATACAGAAAAAGATGGTGAACCTTACAGTTATGCAGGTTTTTATTCTGATAACGGAATTCATATGACAAGAGCAATTAACGATAGACGAAGTGGTGCTGCTGTTGTATATGCTGCATTAGAAAATGAAATTGATGGAATAAGAATGTTACGATTTCGTAGTAATTGTGAAGAGACAACAGAATCTTTTCCATTATTAGCATCAGAGGATAACGATGCAGAATTAGTAGAAACACATGGGAACGATCACGCATTTGATGCCGTTAGATATTACAGTATAACAGTTACACCAATACCAGGTGCATTTGAAATCAAACCTAAAAGAGATTGGAGAGAGGAATGGGCTAATGAAGAAACTTACGAAGATGGAAATATGTGGGGGGCTTTATGAGAGGCGATAAGATAAGGACAATATATAATTACGCAGTTGATGCGTATGCAGATGCAATAGAATATAGTCAACGAGCTGTAAACTTTGTTAATAATGAACAATGGAGTTCAAGAGAAAAAACGTTAGCAAGAAAGCACAACAAACCTCTTTTAACATATAACATATTAGCAAATATTATATCAATTATAATTGGAAATGAGCAGTTAAATCGAAGACGAGCAAAAGTAAAAGCTGGAGCTTCTGACAAGGTGAGTTATGAGATGGCTGCAATTATACAAGGTCGGTGGAATTTACTTAATGACGAGCAGAACATAGAAGAAAAATTACAAACAGTATTTCAGGATGGATTGATTAGTCGTAAAGGCGGTTGGTTAGAAAGACGTATAGAGCTAAATGATGATGGTTATCTTGATTATAATTATCAAGTTGCAAATAATATGCGTATATATCCTGATCCAGAATGGCGAGTTGCAGATACAGAAATGAAACATTGCCGATGGATAATTAAAGAATCTTATGAAACATTAGATTATATAAAAGATTATTATGGTGTGAATATATCCGAAGATGATAGAAATTGGTGGACTAATCTTAACGATGCTATTAAGAGATTTAAAGATAGAGATTATACAGCCAGTTCTGGAGTAACTTTTGATAAACAAAACGATAGGTATCAATTAATAGAATTAGAAGAACGAACTGTAGAAAAAGTTTATATTTGTACTGACGGAAATGCAGTAATGGACATATTGCCAGAAGATTTTAAAAAGTTTAAGGAAAAGCATCCAGATTTACAAGTGCTTCAAAAAAGAGAAAAAGACAGGATTCACATTACAACAATAGTTCCCGCATTTAGGAATTTAGAAATATATGATAAAGACAGTTATTTACGCACACCAAATTTTAGTGTATTTCCATTCTTTTCATACAAATACAATATGCAAGCAACGGAAGTAGCCTCGTTAGTTGATATACTTATTGACATTCAAAAAGACGTTAATAAAGGCAAAAGCCAAATGCGAGATTATGCAACGCAAAATTTAAGTGGAGTTACTTATACAGATAAACGTGAAGCTCAAGCAAATCAAATATTAAAGAAAAGAGGGAATGAACCAGGTCTTGTTGTAGAGCTTAATAATTTAGACAAGCATTTACCCAGAACAACACCTCCACAACAAATGTCACCAGATGTAATGACCAACCCACAAGACAGTCTAATGTATGCAGATAGAATATCAACAATAAACGCAGCAATGCGTGGGCAAAGTGAACGAAGTGGTGAGAGTGGTAAATTATTCGATAGTAAAGTAGAACGATCTTCAGCTGCAATTAACCCATTTTTAAAAGGATTAAGTGCAACACGTAAATGTGTATTTAAAGATTATGTAGATAATTTCCCATTAGTATATTCAGAAGCTAACCGAATGACAAGACTTAGCGGAGCAGATAATCAAGATGTAGTATTGAATCTAACTTATGGAAATGAAGTTTTAAACAGTGTAGATAATTTATCCCTGTATGTTGAACTTGATGAAGGTGAAGACAACATAACAGCTAAAGAAGAAAACTTTGAGAAACAATTAGCATTAACAAATATAATAACTTCAATTGATCCTGCTTATGTAGATGTACGGTTCTTAGTTGAGAGTGCACCAATACAACAAAAGGAAAAATGGATAGAATATATTGATAACGTAAGAGAAGCACAACAACAAGCACAATCAAAAGAAGATAAGAATACAGATCAACAAACAGATATAGAAAAAACCAATAAATTATTGGAGAATAGGAAAATAGAAAAAGAAATAAACAAGCCTGATGAGCAGGCGGGGAGTAAACAAAATGGAAAAAAATGAAGAAACCGTAGAAGACGAAGGAAGAATCGTTGAAGAAAACGGTGAAATAATGGTTAGGGAAGAAGAAAAATCAGCAGAAGAACCCGAATTAGACCCGAAAGGACAATCTGAGGAAGATAATTTAGAAACTGAGGAAACGGAAGAACCTAACAACAGTCCTGGTGAAGAGTCGGACAATTCTGAAGCAACAGCTGAAGAACCTGCAGAGTCAGAGGGCGAGCCTACTAAGTTTAAAGGTAAATCTCGGGATGATTTAGTTGCTATGGTAGAATCGGGCACACAATCAATTTCAAAGTTAAGCGATGAAAATAAAAACTATCGCAGTAAATTGAAAGATATAGATGTTGACCCGCAGGAAGTGAAAAAGAAATTGTCAGCAGATGATTTTCGTGGTCAGTTTCAAAAGGAAAAGAATAAGTTAAATTATTTAGACCCTGATATTGAGACTGCAAATTACGAAAAACAGCAGACAATTGTAAATCAATTAGAATCCGATTGGCTTGAAAAAAGACAAGACGAAATACTGGATAGAAAGTTGAACGACAACGAAAACACAGTATTTATAGAGAAACAGAAGAAAAAGTTTCAAGACGATGGAATAGAAGTTGAAAACTTTAATGAACTTACTGACCAAGCAAAAGAGTATGCGGTAAATGGTAGATTAAATGAAGGAAGTTATCAAAAAGCACTAATTGACAAATACGGATTTGAAAAAGTTTCAAGTTTTTATAATATAAAAGCTGAAAGCAAAGTCCGTAGCGACATTAAGAAAGCCACCACTAATCAAGACAGACGAATAAATGTCAATGAGAGTGGTAGAGGTGTTCGTAGTAAATTATTAAACATTGATAAAATGTCCCCAAGAGATCGAGCTAATTTATTAGAATCATTAAATCCTGCCGAATTACAAAAACTTGTAGATTTAAGAGAGGAAAAAGGAATAATGTAATAAAGAGGAAAATAAAATGACAGCAATAACACAATTATCATACAGTGGAAGTACTCCAGGAAACGACAATGATTATCTAAGTAATATAGCGATTCTTGCAGAGCAAATACAGAAAGAAGCATGGTATGATACACATTGGGCTGCGTTAGCAGGATTTACAAATGTGGCAAGAGCAGATAAAGATTTGTACTCACCGTACAATTATAAAATATCTGGGAAACCAATTGAAATTCTAAAAAACTTTAGTCCACAAGGTGGTTCAGACCACATTTTGATGCCTTTTGGCAGGCGACCAGAAATCAATCCTGTCTTTGGTAACGAAATAGTAAAAGGAACAGGAAACGAAGCAAGTAAATATTGGTTAAGAGCATTTGTAAATGTAGTTAGAGGTGCAGTAAAACCTAAATCAGGTTTACTCTCTGAATACAGAACAAATCCATTAGGATTTATGAAAGATGCAAAACCAGATTTAGTTGAATTTTGGGCACAGTATTATAATCAAGACATTTATAGAGCATTCTATGAAGGTATTGGTTTAAACTTATCAACAGGAA